TTGAAAAAACCCGGTTGTCTTCTGGGCGAAGCGGATAAGCGCCTCTTTGATCCATTGGTATCTTAGCTTGGTCTGGGTAAAGTACATGTCCGACTCCTATTGTCCAAAGCAGGGCTGGGCAACGGTATGGTTTAAACCGAGTGCCCTCATGATGGCAGATGACCTTGATGGCCTCTGGGCTGAGATTCATATTAACCGAACCCTGCCGCCAGCACGGTAATCTGTTGGTAATTCAACACTACCCCCCATTGCCATTTTTAACGGATTTATACTGTGTTGTAAATTATCTATGCCGGGACGATAGCCGCCCCTACCCCCAACAAGCGGCAACACTTTTTCAATCTGACTTCCAATATGGTACTTGCCTCTTGTTCCAGCAGGGCTTTCACCCACTCCAAAACGAGAACTTTGCATAAGTTCTATGGGGTGTAAACCTTCTTTGGGCACTGCCGAAATGGGCACAGTAGCCACAATATCGCCAACTTTTTCTTTTCGTCTGGGGTGCGCTTGCGTCATTTGCACTTGAAGCGCGTTAGGTTTTCCGTCTTCGCCCATTTGTGGCAAAAGCCGCGTGCCAATGTTTTCGTTTGACATCCAGTCTTGAATTGCTAGTGCGTTTTTAAAGTCCGCATAATAGGTCTTTGACGATCTTGGTTGCATTTGCTGACCAGTTCCCGTCATGTCTGTCGGTTCGCGGTATCCAGTAGTACTAGCATCTGGGTGGGCTGCGTAGATAGACCCCCGTTTACCCGTAAAGTAGTGGGTAGCGTCGTCTAAACCAGCAAGGGCTGCGTACTCTTCCATATTACATCCTTACTTTTTAAACGCTTGGCCGCCAAACCAGAACGACACAATACACGCCCAAATGATCTGAGTCTCATCGTCCCACAGGTTGTCTAGCGCCACGGTAAATTCCACGTTTGTGTGCCATGCGTAGTAAAAACCAAAGATTTCCACGAACATGAACATGGCAAACATGCCGTAGGTGATGACGCTACGGGTGGCGGCTCGCATGTTGATCACCCAGGTACTGGCCCCCTGTCCAAGGGCTATATCGTGCGCGTAGAGGGCTTGGCGCTCCTGCATGGCCGTCTGGGCGTTGGTGACCTCTGCGTTAATCTGTATCTGCTCGGTCTGAATATGCTCAATGCGTTCCTGCGCTTCCAGGCCAGCTTTCTTGAGCGTCAGTTCCCGCTCGGTCTGCATGGCGGCAAGTGCCAACTCATGCTTCTTGTCGGCCCGGTCTTGAAAGAATTCAAGGATTTTTGGGAGGCCGCCCATCAGGAAACTGATTAGGGATGAGAACAGGGTTAACATTTTTTCTTTCCTCTTCAATTTGCTTTCGCAGTTTTTCCACTTTTTCCATTTGCTGTCTGGCCTCTCGCCTCACCACCATTGTGTCCACATACATCATCCCAACAAGGGGAAGCACCAGCACAAAGACCAGTGCAAACAGGACTAAGACCAGAAGGTATCCAAACGACCCTGATGATTGAGACTGATTATCCACATTAGGCCTATCAAGTAAGCGACTACGAAAACCACCGCTACCGTCTCCAGCACCCTGTCCAGAATTTGATTTTTTAACCTTTGTCGCCGCCATGCTTTCACCCGCTTTTCGTGCAGTTCCCGAGCCGCTTGCTCTGACTTTTGATCCAAGAGCCGCTGGTACTCTTCTACGATGTCACGCCACATATCAGGCATTCCCATCTCCCAGCGCACCATTTTCTCAAGATCGGCATAAAACTGCTTGGTCTGGCGCAGATACATCACATTGTCTATGGCTTGTGTGGCAAGGTCGTCTTTGATCCCTTTTTTCTGGTTGTCTTCCCGTTGAACTTCTGCTTTCTCATGGCTGGCCTCAAGCTCGGCATGGCCTTTAAAAAACTTTGACAGCGCCCCACCTACCTCAGTTGTGATCTTTGACAGATCGTTGCCTGTTTTCTTTAAGTCTTGGTAGACGGCAACGCAGCCCTTTATGCCTTCATAGGCACCTTTGCAGAGAGCGAATGCCGTGATTGGATCAATTTTTACGCCTTCATAATGTATGCCAACGCATAGTACGGCGGCAAGTTTGCGCCCGTCCCCGACGCCCCTTCGGTTGAGTTAGTGGTGGCAACAGTACCTGCTGGAGTGCCTGCGGAAGCCGCATTAACGGTAATGCCCGTGGTTGCTGTTGCTGAAACCACACCTGCTCCAGTTCCAGTAAGACTACCGAAACCTCCAGAAAGACTGGAAGCACCCGCAATGCCGTGGGCATGGCCTGCGTCCGTTATGGTGTGCGTGTGGGTTCCCAACGCCGAACCAGTAAAGGTCGAAGTCGCCGTGTGCGTGTGAGAAACTAAAATAGCGTTTGCACTGCCGCCTGTTGCTGCCACTGCATAAGTGCTGCCCGCCCCCACAATAAACCTGTCGCGCAAATCAGGCGTGCTGTTTGTGCCATCACACAAATTCCAACCACTTGGGATGGAGGCAATGCTGCCGTACCACATGGTAATCACGCCAGTAGGGATGATATCTCGCACAAACGCAGTCGTAGCAATCTGCGTGGTGTCAGTTCCAACCGCAGCAGTTGGCGCAAGAGGAGCGCCCGTGAAAGTGGGGGACGCAGACAACACCGTCGAACCCGTACCCGTGGAAGTAGTTACACCTGTGCCACCATTGACAACAGGCAGCGTCCCGACAAAACCTGTTGTTTGGATGGTGTAGAAATTGGTGGCATCAGACCACACTATGACTTTGGAACCCGTGGTAACTGTGACCCCCGTACCCGCTGCCGTGGTGTTGCCAATCACAGACGAGTTGTAGATAGTCATTGACTGGCCGCTGTCGTTCCAAACAATGTACGCCTTGGAAGCCGGGGGCGCATAGACAGCAAAGGCCGCGCCCGTTGTGGTGGTGAACCGCAACATGGCATACACGGCTTGGTTGCTTGCTGCCGTAGACGTTGGGCCGTTGGTGTATGTCAGGGCTTGACTGGCCGCAGTTACGCTAACGGTCTGATACCCGGCGATCGACGAGTCCAACACATATGCCAAATTACTGTTGGTTGTGTCCCCCCACGTACCTGCCTGGGTGCCGTTGGTGATGAGTTCAATCCGAAGACTTGATGAATACGTGCTCATTTTGTTTCCTTATTGCAACGCCAATTATGCCCCAACGCTTTGTATTTGAGCCGCTTGATAAGCCGCAATGACTTCAGCAGTCCAAGCCACATTGCAGATTGCCACGACATTGGCTGGTACGCCCGTCAGGTCTTGACCCGGCTGGAGACTTGAACGATGGTAGGCTTTGCTCAGTTCGTTGCCATCTTCCATGATGCGTGTAGCTTCACGGTAGAGGATGATGCCGTTTTCGGTAACGGTGATTTGGTCGATGGTGGTGGATTTGGTGATTGACATGATGATTCCTTTGGTTAATTATGTGGTGATATAAGAGATAATGCCTTGAACAATAAATCCAATTGGTGCGGCGGCATTTGTTAGTGATGTAAATACCCCAGCGGATTGAATTTGCGTTAAATTTAAACTAGAGCTGTTAACGCTAAAAAGAACATAAGTATTGTTAGCAAAAGTTATATTGTATAAATTTGCTGCGCCATCTCCTGCCGTATACCCTGGAAAAGTACCAGCAAAGGGTAATCCACTAATGGCAAAAGTTGCTCCTGTGCTTGTATAAGTTTGGCTATTTGTTTGAAGCAAAAATTGAATTGTTACAAGTCTGCCAATTTTTGTGTAACGACCAACTTGGTTGGCATAGGAAACCGCAGTTGTTCCAGTTAAAACTGGTGTCCAATTTCCCTCTTCATAATCATCCAGCGTGTTTGCGTCAGATGATGCTGATTGAGTTGCGGGGAAGGTGATGCCCGCACCAGAGGTTGATGGAGTTGCATTACCGACGCTGATAGTCCCAATTGTTTGCAAGTTGCCGCTTGCATTGATTCGCATAGCCTCTACACCACCCTCACTAAACCCAATGATGTCTGTGCCAAAGAAGATGCCTGTGTTTGCGTCAGTGCCCCTGATAGCAGGGGTTGCGGCAGTGCCGTCAACATCCGACAGCCCGTCTGTTCCAGAAAGAATTAGACTCATGTTGTCACCTTTGGATATTTTGTTTTGACTGCCAAGCAATCCGCTATGTACTTGTCAATCTGTGCTTGGTCACCCTTTACTACACCATCAAGGTAATCGGTGATGTTTGGATATTCTGCGGCTCTTTTATCAATATAAGCATGAGAATTAACATAGGCATCTACCGCAGATTTGTCGTATGTGACTTCATTTTCGTCTGCATCATAAGCTACATCGCCCCGAATGGTTACTACGGATGGGTTTAATTTGCGTATGGCTTCGTGGTTCATGCGGCAATCTCCATAAGTGTAATTGTTCCCATTGCGTTATTTACAAACATATTGGCAGTCGATGTTCCTGCTTGAGACTTAAAAAATATTTCATAAGTTGTTGAAGAAGTTGTTGCTGGTGAATCTAAATATGCAATTGAACAAGAAGACCCTCCCATATTCCCATTAAATTCAAAAAAAGCATTCCCAATAAATTCTGAAATTTGGGTAGCTCCCCTCTTCAGTGCCAGCCAAATTCCAGAATCTCCGTTTTTGCTGCAATGAGCATGAAACATAATCAGAATTTTGCTTGACGATAAAGTTGGTGTTATTGCTGCCGACAAGTTTGAAGTTACATAAGACGTAGATGTTGTACTTGTGCCAGTAGAACGGGTAGCACTCACCACCTGTAACACAGTCCCTGCTGGCATAGATGCCTTGGCAATACCTCTTGATGAGGTTGTCAATGTGCCAGCCATCGTCACCGCTTGGCTTGTGCTAATAGAGATCGCCGTTGTCCCGTTGGTCTGGAGTGCCAAGACGCCTGTGGAATCTGCGGACGATTTCAAGCCAGCGGAGCCGCTGACTACACCGTTGTCGGCATTGATTGATGCGGCCATTTACGCGCTCCAGGGCAGAGGGGTGTTCTGTGGGCTGACAGGCGGCGTAATTAAGCTGTCGATCTGGCCCTGCACGCAGGCTTGTGCGCTTGCAATCTGCTCTGGGGAAATCCACCCAATGACGATGGCTTCGGTAAGCTGGTCGTAGGGGATGAAGTCCGGGCCTTGCTGGCTGGTGAATTGAGTGTTGCCATCGATGTTGGCGGTGTATTCCCCGTCCACGCCAGTGACTTTCCACAGAGCGTTCACGACATAGTTGGGGTCAGGCTGTTGCAGGGTGTACATAGCCGTGATGGTGGTGATGAAAGTAGTCATGCTGATGCTCCATTGAGTTGGGCTTTGAGGCTGTCTATTTCGGCCTTGAGTTCTTTGATAGCGTTGACCATGTACCAAGTCAGATTATCTGCATTGACAGACATGACTCCGGTGGATTCGGTCTTGATGCAATCTGGTAATACTTCGTTGAGTTCTTGAGCAATTACACCAAGCTGAACGCCAGATTTTTGAATAGCGGTGTGTTCTGGCAATTCAGTGATTTCTTCTGCCACACGATATTCAAAGTTGCGAACACGAATTGAAGTGATGGCATCCAAGCCAACAGTGTTGTCAACAATGTTCTTTTTCAGGCGGCGGTCAGAGGTGGTTGACCAAGTAGATGAGTTATTGCCTTGATAAACACCGCCGCTATTGGGATTGATAAATCCTGTAGAGCTACCCTTACCTGTAGGACTACTCGTACCAATAACAAGTTCTTGTGTATCTGCTCCTGCGTTCACAGCAGCGCCTTGACCAATTAAGATGTTGTTGTTTCCAGTAGTTAAACTTAAATAACCTGCTCTAGCACCAATAACAACATTGTTCGATCCTGTTGTTGCGCCCTGTGCGGCGTAATCACCAATATAAGTATTGAGTGATCCAGTGGTGTTGCTAGTGCCAGCGTAATAACCAATGCCGATATTGGAGTCACCTGTCGTAGTGGCATATAAAGCTCCAGCACCAATAGCAACCAACCGCCCACCAGTTGTGTGTGAATAACCAGCTTGATAACCAATAGCAGTGTTGTATGAGGATGTGGTGTTGGAAAATAGAGCTTGAGTCCCTACGGCTACGTTATAACTATGTGAATTTGTAGAAGCACCAGCCAAAGCGTTGTATCCAACGGCGGTGTTGTCATGGCCTGTGACGTTATAACGCAAGGCTCGCTGTCCAATAGCTACGTTAAAATACCCAGTTGTTGCTGAAAAATTAGATTGGTAACCTACAGCCAAACTTCCACCCGCACCACCGTTTTGGTTATAACCCGCTTGGTAACCAAATGCATCAACGCCGCCATTATTATCACTATATGCGGCTTGGTAACCCACGGCAGTTTGTTGACCGCCACCCGCAACGGTACTGTATAAAGCATTTGTACCCACCGCAGTGTTTTGAGAGGTTGTGGTGTTAGATACAAGTGCCTCAACGCCAATGGCGACATTGTTACCGCCCGTAGTGTTATTTTGAAGTGCGGATTTTCCAAAAGCAGAATTTATAGCGCCAGTTGTATTGCTTCTTAATGCACCAACTCCAACAGCAGTATTTTGATACCCAGTTGTGTTATATCTAAGCGCAGAATCTGTAAAATTTCCACCACCGCCAACACCCACATTAAGGTATCCAGTGGTATTTAATACAAGGACATTAGTGCCAACGGAAGTATTGTCAGTGCCTGTCGTATTTGCCGCCAAAGCACCAGCACCCACCGCAGTGTTAGCTGCCCCACTCGTATTCGCCGCCAAAGCACTAGCACCCACCGCAGTGTTGGAAGCCACAGCACCTGCGCCACGGCCTACAGTGACGCCATTAACTACAGCGTCACTTACAAGGGTTGCTACTTGAGCCGTGCTAATAGTCAAAGCCGTGGTAGGCGTAGCACCTGTCTGAAGAACAAGTGTGCCCGTGGTGTCTGCCGTGACCTTATAGGCCGTGGTGCTTGTGGTTGAACTTGAAATCGTGCTCATATGATTACGTGCCTTTGCCCAGAAGCAATGGTTAAAACCACACCGCTGTTGATTGTCAGTGGGCCAACTGTAAACCCGTTCTGCCCTGTAGAGATTGTCCCACTTACCGTAGCAGTATCTGCGTTAAGAAGCACCGCCCCAATACCACCGCCTATGGCGTTTGCTGAAAATTCCGCAGGATACGTGACAAACACATCTTTTGTGCCTGCACTAAAGTTGACCAGTGAACCCGCATTGCTGGATGAAATAACTGTGGTTCTGGCAAGCGTTGTGCCAGATGTGGTGTATGTACCAATCCCCACCTCCCACTCCGATCCGGTCTGCCCAGCAATTGTGTAGTAAGTGGTGTTGGTGTTGCCAATAGCAGAAAATGATTGGAATCCCGTAGACGCTCCAAGAAGCGTCACTGTTCCCGTACCAGTCGTGGTGGTGGTTTCTTTTACCCGATCTGCAAGTACGAAAGCCATTTCTTATCCTTAATCCGTCTCAACCAACGCCCAGTCGGCTGTTTCTGCATTGTTCACCAATGCCCACGACGCTGTTTCTGCATTGTTCACATTTTGCCAGTTGGATGTCTCCGCGTTGTTTACCAGTGTCCACGAAGCTGTTTCTGCATTGTTGACATTTTGCCAGTTTGCGGACTGGCTGTCATCTACCAACTGCCAATAGACAGCAACCACGGTTCCAACTGAGCCAGAAGCAGACACGCCAGTAATGGCGGCTGTTCGGCTTGTAGCTACTGTGCCTACTGCCCCCGCCGCAGATACCCCCGTCAGGGCCGCTGACTTTGCAAACTCAACCGTCCCAACTGCCCCGGAAGCGGAAACACCTGTAAGGGCTACCAGTTTTGCAAACTCTACCGTCCCGACTGCACCAGAAGCTGAATTACCTGTAAGGGCGATTGTTGTGTCTGGGGCCACTGTCCCCAATATCCCAGAAGCTGATACCCCAGTGAGAGCAAGCGATGTGTCCCCCCTAGAAACCGTCCCAACCGCGCCTGCTGCGGACACCCCAGTGAGGGCTACTGTCTGGACAACCCCTACATTACCTACAAATCCGTTGGCAACGTCCCCATCTTCACCCTCTGAGGTGCTGGGAGCCATTGTCCCAACTGCACCAGAAGCGGATACGCCTGTGAGAGCAATTGATGTAGCGCCCCTGGAAACTGTGCCAACCGCACCAGAAGCGGAATTGCCTGTCAGAGCAACCGTTGTGCTGGGAGTTACCGTCCCCAACAACCCAGAAGCTGATACGCCCGTCAAAGCAAGGGATGTCTCACCCCTGGAAACTGTCCCGACAGAACCAGTCGCTGAAACTCCCGTAATCGCAACCGTGCGACTAGGTGTAATCGTTCCAACTGACCCTGTAGCTGATACTCCGGTAAGGGCTTTTGTTCTGCTGGGAGTTACCGTCCCCAACAACCCAGAAGCAGCTACGCCAGTGAGGGCGCGTGATGTCGCACCCCTAGTTACTGTCCCAACTGCGCCTGCTGCCGCCACACCCGTCAAAGCAACGGAACGTGATGGCACTACTGTGCCTACGCTACCTGTTGCAACATTGCCATTTTCTGTTGGGCTGTTTGTCTCTGTAACAGACCCAACACTACCTGTGGCTGACACCCCGGTAAGGGCGAGTGATGTAGCACCTCTGGAAACTGTACCAACAGAACCTGTAGCGGATACACCTGTAAGCGCAATTGATCGACTTGGGGTAACCGTACCAACAAAACCAGCAGCAGACACGCCCGTCAAGGCAAGTGATCTTGCCCCAACGGTAACTGTGCCTACCGCCCCGCTCGCGGCTACACCAGTTAAAGCAACCGTTACCGGCGCTCCACCAGCAAGAGATGCAAACGGGACTTCGGCAAATGCGGCTATACCAAACATGGCTTACGGCCTGCGCCGCCCCCGCATTAAGTTGTGGCTAAACGCAACAGAGCAGTCGAAGTCGTGTTGGAAGGCATCGTCAAGGTAAAGGTTCCAGCCGTGATTGTCTGTGAACCAAACGTGTGAACGCTGACCGCCTTGTTACTCTGTGTTGAGTTATAGATTAACACCGCATCAAACGCCGTGGTCAAAGTCACCGTGGTGTAAGTGATCGAAGCCGAAGGCGTAACAAAACCCACACCTGCCGTAGTAGATGTGTTGGTTGACGATGGCACTGTTGCGGTTGTCACAGTCACACCGCCAGCGGTATAGTTTGTGCCAGACACCTCGCCAGTAACAGTATATGCCGTGGTAGAAGCATTGACAGTGGCTGATGCCAAGTACAGTGCCGCTTTAAATGTATCCCCAGTTGGAGCCGTCAAACTAGTGCGTGAAACAATAGTCGAAGCGCCAAATTGATGCTGGGCTGACATCAGTTCACCAAGGAACGATGTGCACATTGATTGGGTATTTGCCATGATATTTCCTTATGAAAAAGAAGCAGTTTCAGCGCCAGCAAAAGTTGGCGGTTTCTTCAGAGTCACATGGGCAGAACGGTGAACCAATTCGCCCTCTAGCCAATACTCAACCCAAGAAGTTTGTTCGTTGTCATTATCCACGGTTCCTTCCCGCTTTTCAAGCAGAGAGTCGTCCATGTCGCCTTTGGTTGTGGTTACTAGCATGGTTGTTCCTTAAACAAGTCGAATGAGTGCCGATGTGCTGGTGTTTGCAGGCATCGTCACGGTGAAAGTTGCACTAGATGTTTTGTTAGACCCAAAGTCCAATACGCACACAGCGCCGTTGGCCCCGGCCTTGTAAATCAACGCACCTCTGGCAGTGATAACCCCCGTCCAAGCGGGAGATGAGAAATTGATGAACACGATGCTTCCAGATGAAGTTGTATCTGTGCCAACCGTTGCAGTAACAGGCAACCCAGTTGGCGCGTAATTTCCGCCCGTTGCTTCTCCCGTAGCGGTATATGCTGTGGTGGTCTGGTCAAGTGTGGCCGCGTTGGTGTACAACGCCAAGTAAAAGACATCGGTTGAGAAATCAAACGATCCACTTGCCAGCCCTGACCGAAGAGTGTTGCAACTGTAGTTGCCAGTGAACGCCATTACACAACCCCAGTATTCTGTGGCAGTGCGGGTGTGCGGTACTGCCCACTACGGTAAGCATCGCTACGTTCCAGGCCATCGCCCAGACGCTTGGCCAACGCAAGAGCTTCCATATACTTCTGGTTGTACCCGGTGATGATGTCCACTTCACCCTTCATAAAGGTGTAGGCTTCTACCAACGATCCGTACAACAGCACAGTATCAAAGTTGTCGCCCAACCATGTCTGGCCAGAAGATGCCACGGTAATGGATTCAGGGTAATAGTAGTAATGCAACTCAACGTAGTATGTCGCATCTGGCGTGGGGCCAAGAATGATCGACAGTTCGTTTGTGATCGCTGAACTGACAATTGTTGGGCCAAACAAGGCGTAGTATTTTGGCTCGCCCGTGTCGTTTGGACTTGGGTATGCCTGACGGATGAAGTTTACATCCTTGTTCAGCAGGTACTCAAACGTGCCAGTATCAAGGTTCCCGCCCGTAACACCTGTCACCAACGCCAAAGAATACGTAGACAAGAAGTCGTTTGGTAAAGATATGTACTTGTTGTTTGCAGTGATCGGGCTGTACTGATTTTTACGCAGGGAAGGAAACTGAACCGAGTTGTATATACGTTGTTCAGCCTGCGTGATGAAAGTATTGATCTGTGTCGTTGCAGACACAGTACCCCCACTCGCAAGGTATACATCCGGGAACTGATTCTCGGTGTACGACTGAATCGTGTTGTACAACTCGGTGTAGTTCATCCCATCGGCCCTCTAGACATCACGCCCTTGGTAGCCGCACCAGTGCCGCGCATCTTAATACCGCTAGTTTTGACATCATCGCGGGCTGGATTACCTGCGCTCACGCGACCACTACCACTTGATGGCGTAACTTGATCTGCGCTCAAAGTGTTTGGATCTACACGCTTTGACATTT